TCTGCTGATTGGCAACGACCTGGTTAGCTGTGTTCTGCTCAGTGATTGAGGCGTTGTAGTCGTATGCTTTCTGCTGCTGCTGTCCCTGCTCGTACTTCCCAACGCCGGACATGAGAGATGAAGCCCCGCCAGCTATCAGAGTTGCCGTGGTTGCCGAGATGCTTCCCGCCATCTTTCGCCCTCTATTTGAACATGATATACCTAGTAGTCGTTCGGAGAACCGTATTAAAATAATCCTTGACATCGTAGCGCATTTGCGATACCATTTAAACATTCTGTAAAGGATGGGTTGGGAATGGTGAGGCGGGGTCAGGTCCGGTTGGCAATGGTAAGGGAAGTTTTAAGGAGAATCGATGAGTATTCCAACAAGTTTCCGCCTTACTGGGTCATGTTTGAATTTGATTTCTTTGCTTTCTAAAACACTCGGATTGCATCGTTCGGCAGTTATTGAAACGGCGATCAGAGAGCTTGCAGAAAAACACAAAATCACAAAAATCGAGGTATGAAATGGAAAACAAGGTATCGGCATTGAGCAACGTAACAAACGATGCAAAGACGGACATCAAGATTTCCGTCCCTTACATGATCGAAGCGAGAATCGAAGGAACTGCCGCTATTCTGTTTCATCGATGGAGTTGCGAGGCTGTTGAGGAGAAGGCTAACGCCGCCAAGGGATCGAAGTCGAAGAAGACGGACAACATCGAGAGCTACATCTACCGCTACGAGAATGGTAACGTCGCCATCCCTTCTGAGTATTTCCGTCAGACCATCATTCACGCGGCCAAGTTTCGGCAAGACCCGCGCTCTCCCCGTAAGTCGGCTATGGACCTATTCAAGGCTGGCATCGCAACCATATGGGAAATGTGCGATCTCGGAGTCAAGGAACCGGACTATCTTGATCGACGCCGCGTTGTGATTCAGCGGAGTGCTATCACGCGAGTTCGCCCCGCAATGCTTTCAGGGTGGAAGTGCTCCGTATCCTTGCAGGTTCTCTTGCCGGAATACATCTCTCCTCATTTACTAAACGATACCCTCCAGTATGCGGGGCGTATTGTTGGTGTGGGCGACTTTCGACCATCGTTTGGTCGATTCCAGGTGGTAGGATTCGACGTAGTAGAATTGAACTAAGGAACGGCTATGTGTGCCTGTGTAGTGAATGGACAGGTGTGGTGCGGCATGGTATGGCAAGGAACGGCATGGCCCGGTCTGGTAGTGTGTGGTAAGGTTGGGCAAGGCTTCCGTCTGTTAGTCTTGATTGGCTGACAGACGGAAAATTATTCCCCTTAAACAAAACGGAAGAGGATCGCTCTGCCTCACAATGAATGTACTCTCTTCCGTCCAGTCGCAATCCATATCGCGCGTGAATTCACCTGTGCTCATTTGTGGGGTCTTCAACTTCGTTCCTTGCCCATAGGTGATGTCGTACATGTGGTCAAGATCGTTTCCGTACTGACCGCCCATCGACTGATACAGGGAGAGCGTAACCCTGTTCAACTTCTGCGGCATCCCTCTACTGGTGGCTCCCTGAGAACTCAGCACGGGGTTCGTCGGCTGGATGGTCGTGTCATAGGGTATTCCGATAGTGATGAGATTGGCGTAGTAGTCGAATGTGATCGCGTCAGAGGTTACCTCGGTCTGATCAAGAATGATCGCCCCATCGCCCACAGCGACTACGGTATTCCCAAGAAGGTAGCTTACCCCGGTAACCTGATTGAAGACCTGCGACACTGACCCTCCGCTCACATACGGAGTCCAAGTCGATGTGTCCATTCCCTGCAACTCAAACGTATTCCCCGACACTCCAGTGACCGTATACGCTTCCGTTGCGTCTTGGTTGATCGCTTGCCCGGTTGGGCTAACCATTCCGTTGACCTGGGTGATTTGAACCGTCATGCCGTCTGTGAATGTATGCCCTGGGACCGTGACCACTGGAGGATTGGTGTTCGTGATTCCAGTGATTTCAAAAGGCCCTACGCCCTGCAGCTGCTGGCCAGAATGCACAAAGAAAGCATTGGGTAGTTGGCTGAAAATCTCCTGAGGCATGAAGTATTCAACGTACCTTTGAACTACTCCATTGACGGTTCGGTTGACAACCACGACAAGCTGATCCTCTTGGCCAGATCCGGTGATGACCGCTGCGGACTCGATGTATCCGCCTTCGGGAACCATGTTGATTCGGAACCATCCAAACACCTGATCCTGCGTATTGAACACCAACCCGAGCAACTGCCCATCATTGCGAACTGCCCAGAAGATTGGATAAGGCTCCATCTGAAATGCCGTCTGCGCAATCCCTGAAGTAGACTCACTTGAGCCTATCGTGATGCTCCTGTTAAGTCGGGTCAGGTCGATGTTCTCCCAGGTGTTCGACTGGAAACTGTAAAGAAGGAACGTAACTATCCTGGTTGACCTAGAAACAAAGATCGCAGACCCGTTAACAAGTTGAGGCTGCAATGCCGCTATGCCTAGAGTTGACTGGACAACCGCGCTCACATTCGTCTGGCTTAGAGACGAGGATGAACCATTCGATCCTTGAATAACCCATACCCCTCCAGACGTTCCAGCCAAGAGCGCGTTGGGAGTTCCGATCATGTTGAGCAACTGGTTGACCTGATTAGACACCAGCGTATATTGAATCGCGTAGTCATCCTCATTTGGGTCGCAGATGAAGTCCGGGTAATCGCCCTCTACAGACCCTTTGATCTGTGTTGGATTATTATTTGTTCCACCAACGCATAGCCTCTCCTGGTAGAGAGTTCCACAAGCCGGATAGTCTCCCGCCGCCGCAAACATGGATACAACCTTTACCGCGAAACCTCCACCCTGATATTGCAAATAGCTAGTCGAGTCAATCGCTGTCCCGGAATCAGGATCGGTGAGAGTCATGTACCACCCAATCGCTGTAACGGTCGATCCCGTTCCCGATGCGTCAACGACTGGGATTGAAACAGGCCCATAAGCAATAGAGCGTACAAGGAATTCGCCCTCGTTAAGTTCGACAAGTCCAGCACCAAGATTGATATAGATTCGGTCGCCAACTTGGAATGGCCGAGACGAACTTGAACTTGCCAGAACTACAGTACATGGATTTGCTTGCGAGATGAGGCTAATATTTTGTCCAAGAGCACTGTACCCGGTCTTCACCACATCCAGCGTTCCTCGATACGCAGGTTCCCCCGGTTGCTGGCCGGGAAGCGATAGACTGTACTTCCACAAATTAGGCCCGAACCGTTCTACACATGCTGGGGGGTAACTTGAGTGAAAAATCCATAGAACGTCAGCACTCTGCGTACTGCAATCAAGAGCAAATAAATCAGATTCAGCATATGGAGTAGTCAACTCAATCGGTATAGGCGGAATGGGCGGAGCGGAGATGATCGTCCAATATGAGGAGTTTTGTATCACTGCCACTGATGGAATCCCGCCGATAACCGAAACTACAACAGCAAATGGGAAATGATCGTTTTGGTTTATAGCGGAACACGAGAAGTATTCGGCGGGGCCAATGAACGAGAAAGTTTTCCCGGTCGGAAACGTTATCCACGGTGACGCATAATACGTTGGGTCTGGAGTCACAGTCCACTTAGACAGATCGATGAAGTTGCTCGATGCTGAATTCAAAGACACCAGAGACCGGATCGCAGCCTGAATATTCACAGCGCTGTTGTTGGCGGGAGTCGCATTCGCAAGAGCAATATTGATCCCCTGCGCCGGAGAACTTCCGGTAATAGTCACGCTGAGGGCATTTGACGTGTTCGTAGATACCGTGGCTGTTACTCCCGAAATATGTTCGCCATACGGAGCTGTTAAGACAATGGAACCTGAGATCGCATATCCGCCTCCCACTGTGGCAGAGACATATGCGCCGCTGCCTGGACCGGAGACAGACACGGATGGTGTAGAGGTATAACCGGACCCTCCAGAAGTCAAAGTGACTGAAACGATGTTTCCAAAACTATAGCCAACAGTCGCATATCCAGCCGCTCCAGACCCAGTGCCAAAAAAACTAAGAGACACGGTCGATCCCGGTGTACCGTATCCCGATCCTCCCGATAGGAGCGATACAGAGAATACTGGACTTCCCGGATTAGTGATCAACCCAATTGGGCAGGATTGACCGACGGAAACCTTATCGCCAGGGGAATATAAGACTGTCGGGTCGTAGTCTCCCGAAAGCTGATTAGAAACCAGACCAAGAAACCAATCCCCCTCAGTGGCTCCTTCCCATACCCGAATGATTCCCGCTGACAGTTCTAAAACCGCTCCTTGGGAAGTTGAGAACTGGAATGGAACCAATCGGCTTTTGCCGTCGCTGGCCGTCTGCATTGTCTCACTGGCTACCGTCTGAGTAGGCGTGATCGTATAAGTGCCCGTGCCGCCAGTCCCTGTGCCGTAGGCGCTTACGGTGGTACCAGAGGCTACCCCAACCCCCACAATCGTCTGCCCTACCTGTAGGACGCCATAATTGACCGCTGTGACAGTCATGGTAGTGCCAGCGATTGACGCGGTGAACATTGCACCGCCGTTCGCAGTCGATCCCGCGAAGTACGTCCCCGGCATCTTCTTTGCGCCGCCCTCGACTAGCGGGACTGCGTTTTCGAGGATTTTGCAACCGCTCGAAAACTTCTGAATATCTTCTCGGAATCCAGATATAAGTTCTGAAAATTCCCCGGCATTCATGGAGTTTCGGACAGGATAACTCTTAGGCACTCACTGCCACCTTTCCGCCCAGCGGCCAGCGCTTACCCAGGAATCAGATCCATCTTCGTCGGACTCAAAATCGCTGGTTTCATTCTGCGCCTCAGCGGAATTCAGGCTATCCCTGTACTCGTCTCGCGCGATCTGCCACTTGCCCTTATCCTCGGTGATGTTGATCGACAGCTCTTGAGCCAGCCTCCATGCAAGACAGTTCACGAACCCCGGCATCAACTGCGAGTAGTCGGTGATGAGTTGGATGTAGGTGATCGCAGCGGGAAGATTTGGACCGCCGCTGTTGTGTCCGCTGTAGTTTGTGAGAACGTATTTCCCTGTTGGAAACGGAGGGGGGAAGGGAACTGGGGGATTGACAGAGAAATCCCATCCCGCCGTAAGCGTCTCTACTCGGTAGTCGTAACCAGAGGGCCAGAATGGCGGGTCTTGGCGGTTGTACCATCCCCATCCGCCCTCCGGACCGTAGTTCCAGAAGAAGTCATTACAACTGTTCTGGCGGCGGCGAGGACGTACAAAGCGTAGAAAATCGGCCGGCAATGCCCAAGCGTGATGCCACGTATAGAGAGGGGTGACTGGAGAGAGTTGAAGCTGCTGACGAGTTTTAGCGAAACGCCAATCCCGCTCCGATAATACCTCCTGAAAAATGGCATCCCACACAGCCAAGCATTTGACGGCGTTGGGGCTGTTCTCATTGAGGTCAACAATCTGCCCCCGAGCGCCTATGCGTCCGAGGGCGAGATTGCTAATGCTCGAAGCAGAATAATTCAAAGGTCACCGCCCTAAGCGGCCTCGGTGACCGCAGCCTTTTCGTGGATCTTGTTGTGGACTCGCAGCCCCCAGAGGTTAGGAAGGACTTCCCCGCACGTTTTGCAAGTGAAGGTCTTATTCTTCTTCTTCCTTCCGTCAGGACGTGGCGCGATCTGCTCTTCCTCGGTACCGTCCTTGAATACTTCCGGAGGATGATTCTGGCGGTTGTGGGTTCCAAGTCCGTTGAGTGACTTGCAGTCCGTTCCGCACTTTTTGCAGGTGTAGTCGCTTGGGACCATATTTCCAACGGCTCCAAGCGGTGCGGCCCGGTCAAACTCGAAACAGGGTATGGGCTTTCGAGCAACCTTCACGGCGATAATCTCCCCTGTCTTCGGGTCTACTTTTCCCGAAGATAGGGGACGAGCCGTCATGTTGGCAACTTCGCTCTCAGTGTCGATAGGGTACGTTCTACCCCGCTCGTAGTAGAGGCACTGAGAGCTGTCAAACGCGTCATGAAGACACATCGCTTCAATGATTGGCATTACTTTTCTCCACCTGTCTTTGGACCGTACCATGCCCATGCCGTTCCAGAATCCGCCGCGAAAGACGTGGCGACGAAATTGCATCGCAAGAATTCCAGTATGGCAGCTCCAGACACCGGAATGAAATAATGCGCTCCGGCAATTGCGAGTTGGGCCGGAGTAAACGTTCGGCTTGCAATCACCGTCGTCGCCCCGGTAGTTGCCGAGGTCAAAGCGTTGACCACTCCGGCCGTCATTCCGCCAGTAACCAAAACCGGAGCGGAGATGGCGAGGTGGATACCCATCTCCACCCCACCGTTTCCAACCACTTCAGGAGGAAAGGTGTAGCCCTTCTCTGTCAGCGATGGGAACTCAGGGAGATACGGATAGCTGCCACCCGTAGCGGGTGCGCCAAAGTCCAACTCGTTGTCGGAGTAGTCGGTAGTCGCCGTGGCCGTAAACACATTGCTTGCCGCGGAGGGCGTTCCATGAAGCCATTGAATTGAATCAGTCTGTGGCATGATATCTCCTTAACTCACAGCGGTTTCGGTGTTGATAAGCTTTTCAGCAAGAAGAATCGGGATACCCTGGAACCGAGTGATTCGGCGGCTTCCAAACACATCCCCGCTGGCAGGGTCCTGCGTGTAGTAGGCGTTGAGCTTCTGAGACGTGGAACGGATGTTGATCTGAGCCGAAATTGCACGGTTCACAAAAATCACCGTCCCAGGCGCATTGCCCCCGCCAGGAAGGAATTCCAGAGCATCGATCAGAACATTCTCATCGAAGTCACCAGGGTTTGAGAGGATGGTCGGATTCACGTTGGCGATACGCTGCACGCAACGCTCATCGGCAATCTGGAGGCCAAACATCCAGTGCAGGTGAGTAAGGTACATCTGCATGTAACCGTTCTGCACGGGATTGCCATTGGTGACGTTGGCTGTCGAACCCTGCTTGGTAATCTCGCCCAAGTCCTCAACCATCAGCCCACCTGGCATGTTCGGTGGGTAGATGCCGTACACTTTCTGAGGGCCGAACTCAACTGCCCAGATGCTCGTGACTGATCCCGATCCGCCGTTGCTAAGGACGTTCGGTTGCCAGGACTGATCTCCGTTGGGATAGGATTCCAGATTGTTGAACCGGGTGGCGAGTCCATTGATAGCGCCTGGGTCTTGTGCGAGGCTTCCATACCAGAAAAGGGATTCAGCCTTCTGGCGGATGCCTTCGATGTGGTTGGCGTCCTGGTCCATGCGCCACGCGGTCGGGTTGTTTTGGATGGCGCACATCTGCTTGTCAACCTCGGAATAGTCTTCGAGGTTCATGATGCCATCATTGAGAGGCGTGTTCTTGGACGCCGTAGGAGTTGCAAAGGCGTTCCAGCGCCGCGTTGAGGCAACCGGCAAAGAGTCGGTGCGCGTGGCGATGTTGGACATGATCTGGTTGGATGGGACCATCGGCAAAACGCTCAAAAGCGGAGTGGTCCGGTCGAGAACTCGCGCAACATTCACCCATGGCGAATTCGCGTCGATGGTGGCATAGTTCTGTACGATGTCACCGAAAGTAGTCCAAGGAAGTTGATTTACGTCTGCCATTTGCGGTCCTCTCTGTCACTAGACAGGAAACGATGTACCCTTTGCCGGAGGCATGTTGCTCTTCGGATAGGGGTTGTTGACTCCATTGACTGTTGGACGCTGTGTTGACTGCGGAGAATTATCCTCCCCAGTCAAACTTGCCATTTTCACCAGCATCTTAATGGTCGAAAGTCTGGTCGCATCGGTTCCAGCCGCAAAGTCCTTATCGAACTCGCTACCAAGTTGCTTGCTGTAAAGTCTCTTGGCTAGTTCCACGTTGGTATCGTACTTGCTGCCCCATTCCGTCTTGAGCGCCGTCTCAGCAATCTTGTACTCCCCTTGCAGCTTGGCATTGTGGGCATCTACCACGGCCTGCAAGGACGTGTTGATCATCCCATCCAAACCAGCAGCCTGACTTTGAGTCAAGCCGAGAGAGTGAAAATTCTGCTTCCACTGCGCATCCCACTGAACGGCGTTCTTGCCTTCCCCGCCGAGCTTGTACTCGTCAGCAGATTTCGGCCTGCCAAGGGCATCGAAGTACATGTTTCTTTCCGCATCCGTCGCGTTATCCGGAAGTTTGGGAACATAGTCTCCAAGTTTCTTCTCAAGGTTCGAAGCATTTGCGGACACTTCAAGATAATGGTTTGCGAAATCTCCCACGGTCTTGAAGTTCTTAAACGATTCGTTCTGCTTGAGGGGATCGGGAAGGCCAGCCCTCCATCCTAAGGACTCCTGCTGCGGTTGCGTTTCTGCTATTGCTTCAGGCATAAAGTTTTTGTTCCAACCTCGTTTTCAAGTTAAGCACTTTCGATTCAGTACGTCAAGAACTCTTCTTGAAGATCACTTTCGCAGGAGGCATATCCGACTTCGGATACGGTGTCTTTTTCCCAGCCCACCGCGTGAAGTTGGAACGCAACTCCTCTTGATAGTCTCCCCGGCCTAGAGCAGCCGGGGAAGCCTTACCGCCACTCTTTCCCGTTCCAGCCATGCGTCACCCCTACGAAGTCGGCGTTGTGTCGGCAGTTGCGCGTTGAACGTCGCCAGCAACCGCATCCATGAACAAGGTCGCGGCCTTCGCGTTCGCAACGACGATGCCCGCTTTGCCGGTCACCTTGAAGGTAATGGCCTGGCCAGAACCATTGTTGACAATGAACACCTTGCCGGGAATGTAAGCCGGGAAAACGGCCTTTGCCGCGCCGCTTGCGCTGGTTACGGAATACACAGACCCAGCCGTTTCAGCAGAATTGAGATTCCAGTCTGTGGCGGCGGCTCCGTAGCTATGCGACACTGCCTTGAGAACAGCGATAGTCGCTCCGGGAGTTCCGCGCCCAGCGCTTCCCAAAACCTCTGTAGGAACTCGAAGACCGTCCCCACCGGGCCACATCACGCAATCGTAGTAAGGTGCTGCCATGTCACTCTCCCTTTACGAGCCCGAGTTGCCGATAGATACCTTCAAACACCCCGGCCCTGGTTGCGATCATCAAAGCGAAATTGTACTCCGCTATCTGATCTCTGTTTTCACCATCAAGTGTCAGCCCAAAGTGACCATGTGTCAAGATGTCACCCAAGACTGACAATCCCTCTGCTGATCCAAACACGTTCCGATAGGCCTGGTCGATCTCACTGGGCGCCATCTTCGCCCCCCATCAGCTCTTTGAGAATTGATCCGGACTCAGGTGCCCTCGATAGAGAAGCCGCCGCCTTTGCCATCTTCGGAACCGTTTCGGCCATGCGTTCCTGATTCTGAATCTGGTTCCTCTGCTGGCGAATCGCGGTAACCTGCTTTGAATCACGGAGGCACGTAGCGGGGAATGATACGGCTTCAAGAGCTTCCTTTGCTGCCTGATCGTAGTCCACCATATCGACTGAAGTCGGGTTCAACTGAGCAATGGATGTAACGAGTTGCAGGCCGGACTGAATCGACCGGACCTTTGTTAGCCTGGTCTGAGCCTGAGAAAGAGGGCCAAGATACTGAACCTCCACCCCATTGTGTCTGGTTTCCATCAAAATGTCTGGAGGATCAGGTATGCGTCCTGCCGCGGCTTCGATAGAGTAGACCCTCTCAATTAGAGGATTGAACGCTTCGGCCTGGAGGTTTCCTACCCTAGTTCCTAGTATTGCCGCCTTCTCGCCCTGCAACTCCATGATCTGCTCAGTGACCATGCGCTCTGTCTTGCCGGCATTGGCAAGCTGCGACATCATCATAAATACGTCAGTGTGGAAGTAGGAGTTGATTGTTGCTTTCAGGCGATCCTGAAACTCGACGTTGAACGGCAGACTTTGGACCCCGGTATGAAGCGGTTGGGGCATGGAAAGCCGAATGTCTCCACGGTTTCTTTCGATGTACGTGATCCCATTCGGGCCACGCTGAATCGAATTCCTCAAATCGGATGCAGCGACAAGCGGGGGCTCGGCAGCGCGTTGGGCCGTTACCAGATTGGTTCTACCCATCTGATTATCAAGGGCGATAGAGACCCATGCGTCATGCGCTGGCCCGCGACCGTATATTTCGTCGTTGTTCTTTCTCCAGCGCCATGTGATGATCGGCCTGGTGTCGTACCCACCCTCATTGGCAACTTGGGTGTCATCTCCGGCAAGTGAAGCGACCGAACCTGAAACAGTAAGAATTTTTCCACCCTTGCGGTAGACCCACACCGATTCCCACTTTTTTCCTTTTGCATGCACCCGCCCAGGATGATAGTCCTCACGCGGATATACAGCATGAAGGACTTCGCGCTCGGCGTGCATGTTCGACTCGTAATCTTTCTTGAAGTTCGGCTCGATCTTGCACATCTTCTCCCATCCGAACTTTTGCGAAATCTGCCGCAGGGTCATTTTGTAGACACGATAGTTTGTATCTACCTGACCGTATTGGTTTTCCGCTATGAAGCACTCCCGAAAGTGGGGGACGACAAAGTTTATCGCAGCGCGTGGAATGTCTTCCTCTACCACGAGGTGAGCAGTTCCGCAGGTAGCACCATCGGAGATGAACTCGGGAACCACGTCGTAGAAGTTGCTACGGTTGAAGGCTGAGTACATGGACTCTTGGGATTCCTGAATCCACTTCTGCACTTGAGGATAAGAATCAACTCTCTGCCCGTTCCACGCCCTCATTCCGGATGTCCGAGGAAAATTCAGCTTCCCAGGTATCTCCAGAGCAAACCATTCCAGATTGCGAGGAACGATATTCCCCACCATTCCATCGACAAGCTGATTCCTAGCAAGCATGGCCGTGTCGGCGAAGATTGCCATGCCGGTCTGTTGGCCGGGCCACAAATCCTTGTCCCACACCCCACGGCGTCCATGATTCACAAACCTAATAATGTTATCTATTTCGGGCTCCCAGTAGATGCGCTGCTGGGCCAGAATAACAAGATATTTGATGCAGTCTTTGGCTTTTTGCTCATCGGTACGATCACCGAGTCCAGATGGATAGTACCCCTCAGACCCTGGGTAGTTGCTCGACGATCCGAGAATTGGATATGCCATATCTATCCCAGCGTGGCCTTTCCGACTGCGGCTGTACTACTAGTGCCGAGAGGAGATGTAAGTTGCGTTGAGGCCATCCCGCGCCTCTTCGTCAAAGCCTCAGCCTGGGCAAGTGAAGCCTCCTGAGAAGCCTTGGCCTGCTGCTCGGCGGTCGTCTGGGCTGATGGGGCAGTGGGAGTAGACTGCGACATTTCGTAACCGAGTGTCGCGCCAGTAGCTGCCACCGTCGTTCCAGCAACTATCAGAGCTGCGGTCGTCGCCGATATG